TGCGTGGGCATTGTGGGGCGGTGATGCGGGCTTCGCTTGGTCGCGCAATATTGTGGAGGGTCTGAAGGCAGAAGAAACACGCGCAGTGACAGATGCGGTGCGTGAAGGCTTGAAGAACAAAGTTGAAGAACATAATCAAGATGTGGGCGACGTAGCATCGAAGCGCACGACCTTGCGCACACTGATCGCAGTGTTCGAACGTGGCGTTGGTGCATACAAGACGAACCCAGAAAGCGTGCGCCCAAATGTTCAGTCACCAGAGCAGTGGGCATATGCAAGAGTGAATAGCTTTCTTTATGCATTAAGAAATGGTAAGTTCAGATCAGGAAAGCATGACACGGACTTATTGCCACAAGGTCATCCGATGTCGTCAAAGCGAGGTGAGAGCATGAAGAAACGTCATGTGATTAATATTGAAGAAACTGAAGAAGCGTACATCGTGACGTTTGCGAAGCCGCACACCGAAGAAGAACAGTCGGTTGAGGTTGAGGAAATGCCAACAGAAGAAGAACGTTTCAGCCGCGAAGGAATGTCAAAGCGTGCCGTCCACATGGGCGATAATGCTGCGATTGATGAAGAAACACGACGTGTAAAGGTTGGTGTTTCTAGCGAAGAACCAGTTGAACGCTCATTCGGAATGGAAGTGATTGACCATTCGCAAAAGAGCATGAACTTAGAATTTCTTAATAGTGGTCGCGCACCACTGCTACTTGACCATGACATGGAAAAGCAGATTGGCGTGATCGAAGGAGTTGAACTAGACGAGGACGCGCGTAGGTTGCGTGCGATTGTGCGGTTTGGTAAAGGCCCACTAGCTTCTGAAGTGTTCAATGATGTTGCTGATGGCATCAGACAAAACATCAGTGTCGGTTATCGTATTGATGGCCGTGTAGAACGTGGTGACGATCCAGATAACTATTATCGTGTCGCAACCACACCAATGGAAATTAGCATCGTTTCAGTCCCGGCAGACCAGTCAAGTCTTGTTGGTGTTGGCCGATCAGTTCCAGCAGAACCTAAATCTCAATCATCTTTGGAGGATGTTAAAATGACTGATAAAGTCGAAAACAACGTCGACCTTGATGCGGTAAAAGCTGAAGCAGTTCGCGCCGCACGCAAGAATGACGCAGAAATCTTGGCCATTGCAGCCAAGCACAACAAACGTGACCTTGCGAACGCAGCTATTGCAAAAGGCATGTCAGTGGAAGCATTCCGCGGCGAATTGCTAGAAGCAATCGGCAACGAACCACTAGACGTTGCACCAGCAGCAGTTGACGCACCAGTAAAAGAAAAGCGCAACTACTCATTGGGCCGCATGATCCAAGCGCAAATCTCTGGCGACTGGCGTAAAGCTGGCTTTGAACGTGAAATCAACGACGAAATCGCAAAGCGCGTTGGTCGTGAAGCGGAAGGTGTTTACGTTCCAGATTTCGCATGGCAGCAGCGTGGCCCATTGGCGACAGGCGCAACAGGCGGTTCAGCTTCAGAAGTTGTGTTTGACGATTTCGTCCCAGAAGTACACCGCGCCGACATGTTCATCGAAGCATTGCGTGCGCGTCAAGTTCTAAGCGGTTTGGGCGCAACTTACATGACTGGTTTGACCAATCGTGTGAAAATGCCAAAACTAGCAACAGGCGCAAATGCTGCGTTCGTTGAAGAACTAGGTGATGTTGCAGACGGTGCAGGCACAGATGGTGGCGTAACATTGCAGCCACGCACAATGGGTGCGTTCGTTGACATGTCACGTCAGTTGATGATGGAAAGCGTTCCAGCGATTGAGCAGATCATTCAGCAAGACTTGCTTGCATCTGCGGCAGATCGTTTGGAGTTCTATGCGATCCAAGGTTCAGGTTCAGGCGGTCAGCCAACAGGTATCTTGAACACATCAGGTATCAACAACCTAGACATTTCTGCGGGTACAGACGTTGACGCACTGACATGGGCAGACATCATCAACTTGGTTAAACTTGTTGAAGAAGATAACGGCATCGTTAATCCAAACGCGGCTGGCTTCCTGTCTCACCCAGCGGTTAAAGCGAAACTTGCTTCAACAGCAAAAGTTGCTTCAACTGACAGCGTAATGATCATGAACGACCCATGGAATAACCTATATGGTTACAATGCGGCGTTCACATCAAACGTTCCAACTGACCTTGATCCGGGTGACGCGGGCAACGACGCATCTGCATTGATCTTCGGTGATTTCTCACAGTTGATCATTGCACAGTTCGGCGCACCATCAATCTTGATCGACCCATACACAAACAGCCGTTCAGGTGCGGTTCGTATGGTTCTTCACGCTGATCTTGATGTTGGTGTACGCAACGCAGTTAGCTTCGCTAAGACAGACGAAGTTTCAGTTGCTTAATAACTGATTAGGTGGGGCAGAAATGCCCCATCTTTCCCATCGGGAGATTGCACAATGAAGATTAAAATATTGCAAAAATGCTTCACTGGAACTGGCGGCAACATGCAGGCCGGGGAAGAACACGACATTGATCCGCGCATCGCAGACAAGTTGATCGCGCGTGGATTTGCGCAGCCAGTGAAAGCGGCCAAACCAAAAGCACCAAAAAAAACAACACGCAGCGTGGGATTGAAGAAATCCGACGTTCAATTGGACACGCCAGAGGATGAAGTCTGATGGCCATTCCGTTCACTGATGATCTAACACTTCTGCTAGATGTCGAAGAATTTGCCACCGCAGTCACTTATGATGGCGGCACAATCAATGGCATCTTTGACAATGAAACCATACCGGTTGACGCGGGTGGCTTCACGCAAGTGCATCAGGAACAACCACGCCTAACATGCCGCACCACAGATGTGCCATCAATCGCGGAAGGTGATGCGATGGTGATTTCTGCGACAAATTACACAGTCCGCGCTTGGATACATGACGGAACTGGTGTCACCACGATCCAGTTGGAGAAAGCATAAGATGGCACACGTTCGGCAACAAATTCGGGATCGGATCGCATCGGTCTTGACGACCAGTGTGACGCTTGTTTCAAGCCGCGTATATCAAAGCCGCGTCTACCCGCTCACAGAAGCGCAATTGCCCGCGGTGACGGTCTACACTGGCGCGGAAACATCTGGCTTGCAGACGATAGGAACAAAGACGCTGATGCGCACCGCAAACATCAACATCGATGTCTACGCGAAGGCCACAGCCGACTTGGACGATGACTTGGACGCTATTGCGGTTCAGATCGAAGAAGCAATTGCCGGGGACTTCACTGTCAACGGTCTTGCAAAAGATGCGGTGCTAATCAGTACCGACATTGACTTTTCTGGCGAAACCGAACAACCAATCGGGATGGCCAGATTGACTTTTGCAGTGCGTTATATCACTGCAATTGATGATGTTGAAACGGCCAGATAAGGAGACTTTGCCATGGCGACACATACAGGAAGCGAAGGAACTGTAAAGGTCGGTTCTAACGCAATCGCAGAAATCCGTTCATTCTCAATTGAGGAAAGCGCGGACACACTTGAAACAACAACTATGGGCGACACTGCACGCACATATTCATCGTCATTGACGAACTTCACTGGTTCAGTTGACGTGTTCTGGGATGAAACAGACACGTCAGGCCAAGGCGCATTGACAATTGGTGCAGAAGTGACGCTGAACCTATATCCAGAAGGCGACACATCTGGCGATACTTACTACACTGGCACAGCCATCGTAACAGGCCGCACAATCAATTCATCGTTTGATGGGCTTGTGGAAATGTCAATTACGGTGCAAGGTAGCGGTGCATTAACGGAAACAACAGTGGCCTAAACCATGTCTATAGCTAAACGCATCGCAGCAAAACGTGCAGAACAAGAGCGCGGATTTGTTGATGTGGAAGAATGGGGCGAAGCGGGCGAACCGCTGCGCCTCTTTTTTTCACCGGTATCTGCACGCGATCTGGAACAAGTCCAGCGCAAGCATAAAGAGTTCTTATCCAATCCAACCATGTCTGCAATGGTCGAACTGATCATTCGCAAGTGTGAAGATGAAAAAGGCGAAGCCGCATTCACGTTGGAAGATAAGGCTATTCTGATGGGGGAAACGATCAATGTGATCGCCAAAGTATTTGGCGCGATCTTTGAAAGCATTTCATCAGAGGAACACGAAAAAAACTAAGGAGCGACCCATTTCGCTTCAATCTGATAGCATTGGCAGAGCTATTAGGTAAAACCATCGCAGAGATTGAAGAAATCAGCGTTTCAGAATATAATGAATGGGTCGCATACTTTAAGATAAAACAGGAGCGCGAAAAAAATGGCCGTTGAAAAACTCACGTTTGAGATGAACGCCGTCGGCAACGCGGTTCCTGAAATGAAAAAGGTTCAGGCACAGCTAGGCAATGTTAGCCAGAAGATGAACCAAGCGACATCTGCCATGACAAAGCACGCAAACGTAAATCGTGCATTGGCAGGCAGAAGTCGCAACATGACCCGCAACTTGGGCATGGCATCATTGCAGTTCCAAGATATGGCGGTTCAGGCATCGATGGGGACAGATGCGCTGCGCATCATGACGATGCAAGCACCACAACTTGCATCTGTCTTTGGCCCGAAAGGAATGATCGTTGGTGCGTTGATCGCGGTTGGCGGTGCGATTGCACTGATGGGTGACAAAACCACGAAGTTGACATTCGACTTCCAGAAATTAGGCCAAGACATCAAGCCTGCGTTCCAGCCGCTCATTGATTTCGTGAAGCCTGCGATTGATGCAGTTGGCCGCGCGTTTACGTTCCTGAAGAACTTGGCAATGGCTGCGATCAATGGTGTCGTGAATAGCATTCAGGTCTTGGCGGTCTTTGTGTCAAGCGTTCCGTCAATCGTCCGCGAAGCGTTCCAACGCGCGGGGAAGAACATTGATCTGTTCCGCAATAATGTTGCGTTCATGGTTAATGACATAAAATTCCGCTTCGTTCAGATGTTCTATGATTTGACTGCTGGGTTTACTGATTTCGTCAATGACACGGCAAAAACGATCAATCAGGCGTTCAACATGAACTTGCCAACAGATATTGGCGCGGGTGCGTTGGATGGTCTAATTGAGGATATGAGTTATCTGAATGATCGTGGTCTGGAGTTCCGCACAAATGCTGACAAATTGCGGAACGAACTGGCAAAGCCGTATCAAAGCATCACCGACATGAAGGATGATTTAGAAAACATCACCAAGATTGATCTGTTCTCATACTTTGACCGAGTGAAGGTCAAAGGCAAGGAAACCGCAGATGATCTGAAGAAGATCACGACAGTCGCGGACATGATGTCAGACAAGTTCGGTGATGCATTCATGTCTGTTGTCGATGGGTCGAAGAAAGGCAAGGATGCATTCCGTGCCATGGCATCCGACATCATCAAGGAACTTTATCGCATATTCGTTATCAAGCGCATCACAGGCTTTATTAGTGGCGCACTTGAAAGCGCTTTCCCAGTGCTTGCTACGCCCATGAAAGCTATTGGTGGCCCAGTACAAGCAGGGAACCCATATATCGTTGGTGAACGTGGCCCAGAACTATTCTTGCCATCCCGGACAGGTTCAATCGTATCCAATGACAAAATGGGCGGTGGTGGCGGCGTAACAGTCGTGCAGAATATCAACGTATCAACAGGCGTACAGCAAACCGTACGCACTGAGATTAAATCACTGATGCCACAGATTGCAGAAAGTGCTAAATCTGCTGTCATGGATGCCAAACGGCGTGGCGGTTCTTATGGGAGATCATTTGCATAATGGCTATTTCGTACCCACTATCATTGCTGACCCATACAGGCATCGCCAGTATTGAGTTACGCGCCACAAACGCAGTCGCATATTCACGCAGTCCGTTCACGTTCGCAGGCCAAGCCCACGAATACGCAGGGAAAATGTGGCAGGCCGATGTTACGCTGCCGCCCATGGCGAGAGCAGATGCAGAACGTTGGGTGGCATGGCTGATGTCGCTGAAAGGTCAGCTTGGCACGTTTTACCTTGGCGATCCACTTGCTTCTAGCCCACTAGGCTCAGGGCGTGACAGCGATACAGTCTTAGTTGATGGTGCAGTATCGTCAGGCAACACAATCGCAATCGACAGCGCACCAGTTAGCACAACGGACTTCCTGAAGGCTGGGGATTACATGCAGATCGGCAGCGGTACATCACGCCAGTTGTTCAAGGTTCTAACAGATGTTGATACGGACGGCACAGGATCGGCTACAGTGGACGTTTGGCCTAATGTGCGCACAAGCATATCCGACAACTCAGCGGTCACTCTGGAAAGCGCACAAGGCGTGTTCCGTTTAGCATCAAATGAAACATCGTGGTCTGTAAATGAGGCCAGTATTTACGGCATCACGTTTGGTGCAGTGGAGGCAGTATGAGCCGCACAGTACCAGCATCCCTACTCACGGCACTGGCCCAGCCAGAGGTTCAACCGTTTTATGCGGTTGAGCTTCTGTTTGATGACAATGATGACACGCGATATGACGAAGGCGGCTATTCAGGTGAGAACGCCATTCGCCTTTGGACGGGATACGGCGACAAGACGGTCAATTTGGAAACGTACACAGGGTCAGGCAATCTGCTTGGTATCAGTGGCCTAGAAGAAGCCAACGACCTGTCTGCGAAGAATATCACGCTTACACTGACGGGCATTGCGTCTAGCATTGTATCACTGGCGTTGTCAGAGCCATACCAGCGTAGATTGTGCCGCGTTTATTTCGGCACGGATGATACCACGGCAATCGAGGTGTTTAGCGGGTTTATGAACACCATGTCGATTGAGGACAGCGGTGAGACAAGCACAATCACTCTGACTGTGGAAAGCAAGTTGGTGCGCTTGGAAAAAGCCAGTAATCGTCGCTATACCCATGAAAACCATGTATCACGACACGCTGGCGACACGTTCTTTTCGTATGTGGCTGACCTGCAAGATAAGGATGTCGTATGGGGCCGCGAGAAAGCCTAAACGCTTATCTGAAGCAAGTGCGTGACATTCCGTTCGCTTGGGGATCGCATGATTGCCTTACTTTTACCAACAATGCATTCCGCGCAATGCATGGCGAAGGTTGGGCAGATGATTGGCTTGGACGCTACATGGTAGACGGAAGGCCCATGAAGCGGTATGAGTTAAAGAAAGAGTTTGGCTTTTCCAATTTTATCTCTGCTGTGGATACGAAGCTAGAACGTGTTGACCATGTGCCACCTTTGGGAGCCTTGGTTTTGACCAAACAAGCACAGCGTTGGATTATTGGTGGGGCTATGGGTATTTGCACAGGCACCAAGTGTGTTTTCTTATCAAAGCAAGGTGTGCTATATTTACCCCTAGATGCGATTGAGCAAGCGTGGATTAAGCGATGAAATATAGGCTAGGCGATCTTACAGTAAAGAATTGGAATAGCTGGGATCGCGTTCCGCGTGCCGCTGCGGTGGGTAATGCTATATTCACCGCCTTGGGGCTTTCTACAACCGCTGGGATTTCTCTGGGTGTATTTGGCACAATAACATACGCAAGCATCGCTGGGTTTCTAGTAACAACCGCCATAACATCATGGGCGATGGGCGCACTCGCACCTAAACCTGACTTTGGTACAGCCACATCTGCTGGCATTCTGGTCAACAGTCGTGAAGCGGCAGCACCACATCAATTTGTCTATGGTGAGGTGCGCAAAGGTGGCACAGTGACCTTCTATGAGGCCACAGGTGACAACAATCGCTATCTGCATCAGGTGATCGTTCTTGCTGGGCATGAAGTCAACAGCATTGGCGACATATACATCAATGATGAAGTCGTATCCTTGAACGCAAGCGGTTTCGTCACAGGTGATACTTGGAACGAGAAAATCCGCATCAAGAAACATGACGGATCGCAGACAGCAGCAGATAGTGATCTCGTCAGCGAAACAAGTGTTGACAGTAACTTCAAAGGTCTGGGCATTGCTTACCTATATGTGCGCTATGAGTATGACCAAGACACCTTCCCGAATGGTGTGCCGCTTATTACAGCCAAGGTGCAGGGTAAGAAGGTCTATGACCCACGCAGCACAAACACAAATTACAGCAGCAATGCTGCATTGTGCATTCGTGACTTCCTGACATCAGCCTATGGCCTGAACGACGATCAGATTGATGATACTTCATTTGCAGCCGCAGCCAACGAATGTGACGAGAATGTCAGCTTAGACGGCGGCGGCACAGAAAAGCGTTACTCGTTAAATGGTGTCATCAGCGCAGATCGTGCCATTGGCGATGTGCTGCAAGACATGGTGACTGCCTGTGCTGGTACGCTGTTCTGGGGTGCTGGATCGTGGAAGCTAAAGGCTGGTGCATATTCATCACCAGTGAAAACGCTTACTCTGGATGACTTGCGTAGCTCAATCACGCTAGACACTCGCATCAGTATGCGTGACAACTTCAACACGGTTCGCGGTACATTCACTGACGCATCGCAAGACTTCATCACAGTGGATTATCCACAGCTTACCAGTAGCGCATTTAAGGCAGAGGACGGTGACGAGGAAGTCGCACTTGACTTGCCACTGCCGTACACCACAAGCGCAGCCACAGCGCAACGTCTAGCGAAGCTAACATTATTCCGTGGGCGTGAGCAGATGACACTTTCTGCTGACTTCGGGTTAGAGGCTTTTGAGATCGAGGTGGGCGATATTATTGCCTTCACGAATGATCGCTATGGCTTTGACGAGAAAGAGTTTGAGGTCGTTGGGTGGAAACTTGCGGCAAACCAAGACGCAGGTGACTTACGCATTAACCTTACGCTGCGTGAAACATCAGAGGCGGCATTTGATTGGAATGCAGAAGAAACTGCGATCATCAGCAATAACACAACTCTGCCCAACTTCAGCACAGTCGCAGCACCATCAGGCTTAACGCTGACAGCCACAGCGGTTATCAACGATGACGGGATCACCATCCCAGCCATCCGTGCAGACTGGTCAGGCTCAGATGATCGCTTTGTTCATCACTATGAGGTGCAGTTTAAGCGTCTTGGCGGGTCAGAAGATTATGGCTTGGTCAACACTGCGTATGACGAACAGGAAAACTGGGGCAGCATTGCATCTGCGACTGACGAGGATGATGAAGATTATGGCCTAACCAATGAGCCAATCTTGGATGCGGATGCTGAGTTTGTGTCTGCGTTTACGACAACGACATCATTCCTAATCCAGCCTGTTCTGAATGGATATGATTATCAGGTAAAAGTTCGTGCGGTATCTGCGTTGGATGTACGATCTAGCTTTGTGATTGCCACGCTTGCATCACAGGGTGATACAACGCCGCCGAATGAGCCACTTAGCTTGGCAGCGGTTGGTGGTTCTAAGTACATCGAACTGTCATGGATTAACCCAGCCGATCAGGACTTGAGCCATATTGAGATATGGGAAAACGACAGCGATAATCTAGGTACAGCAACGCTGATTGGATCATCAGGTAGCTCAAACTTCTTCCGTGGCAATCTAGCGAATAATATCACTCGCTATTACTGG